AAAAATAAGAACTAAATATGGCTGGAATAAATTTATTTTCTTTGCCTGTTTCGAAATCAATAAACTTAATTGTCCAAACTGGTGGATAATCCAATGTGAATTTATTTTCGCCTGTTTGTGGTTTAGCGTATGTGTAGTAACGAAAACGTTGATGTATTTGCCTAATTGCATCTGCCTCTGCTTCACTATTTGCAATCATTTTAAAAGAAAAAGTAAATTGTCTAACAGCATTTCCTGTAAAATTGCTATTCGTATTTGGATTAGTTAACGCTCTGCTTGACAATTTAGCTTGTTCAGCAAATGGTGTCATTTGCATTCCAATTGTTGCAGCTTGACCACCTTTAAGAGTAGATGCTTGGTCAACGACTGAACCTATGCCAGCGCCTGCAGCACCAAGTATTCCTGCACCTCCGGCTGAAGCGTCTGATACTGCTTCAACTGCTCCTGCGCCAACCGTGCCAAGTATTCCTAAGTCAATAGTACCAAACGCAGCACTATCATTAAATGATATTCCAGTAGGACATGGTAAATAAATTGTTTGCGGCACAACCTTTTCGCCTTCTTTTGTGAATGCCGTAAGCATAACAACCTGTTGCTTTGGTGTACTCGTTAAATTTAAAGGATATTGTAACAATCCTTTATTATTAAATGATAATCCTTTTAAATTACCAAATAGTTCTCGTGTTAGCTTTGATAGTAATGACATATAAATACCTTTGTAGTTATTTATAATAAAATCATGACATATTCAGGCCGTTATAGACCAAAGAACATTGGAAAATACGAAGGAAACGCTTCAAATATTAAGTATCGATCACTTTGGGAAAGACAGGTGATGCGGTGGTTGGATAATAATCAAAGTGTCATTGGTTGGAATTCAGAAGAAATTGTCATACGATATCGCTGTAAAACAGATGGACAGACACACAAATACTTTACAGACTTTTTTATACGAATGAAAGATGGTAAAAAGTATTTAATTGAGGTTAAACCTAAAAATCAAACAACACCGCCAAAAGAACCAAGGCGAAAAACAAAAAGGTACTTAAAAGAAGTTATGACATACGCCAAAAACATATCTAAATGGGAATCTGCTAAGGTGTATGCTCAAAAAAATGGTATGATATTTCAAATTTGGACTGAAGATACTATTAAAGGTTTAGGTATAAAGTTACTCACATAGTTATAAATAGATATAATGGCTATATCATACATAGATAGATTACAATCACAGGCATTTAAAGCTGGTGTTCAAAAAAATACTGAAAAGTCTCTTAATTGGTTTAAAAATCAGTTAAGAGGTATGAAATCAATAAATAGACAAACACTTTTAAAGGACGAAAACTTAAAACAAAGAAGTCGTCCATTACCCGGCCGCATGTTCATGTATTTTTACGATCCTAAACACAAGAAAACACTTCCTTATTACGATAGATTTCCTTTAATTTTTATGGTAGAAAAAGCAAAAGGTGGTTTTTTTGGTTTAAATCTACACTATTTGCCTCATAAACAACGCGCACTTTTCTTTGACAAACTTGTAGACTATAGTACAAATAAACGTTATGATTTAAGCACTCGCTTAAGACTATCTTATAATCTTCTAAAGAGCGCTTCAAAATTAAGTATGTATGGCCCATGTTTCAAACACTATTTAAGCGAACATGTACGTTCTAAAATGATTGAAGTACCAGCAAGTGAGTGGGAAACTGTTTTATTTTTACCAACTGAAAACTTTAAGAAAAAGAGTCTATCTGCTGTTTGGTCTGACTCAAGAAAAATGATTTAAGATGAGCTTTATAGACACAGTTAAAAACGCAGCCAATCCAAGTACTATTGATTCCTTTAAGGCAAATATTGGAAAACACGGTGGATTGGCACCGCAAAATCGATTTGTCGTTATTATGACACCACCACAGGCAAGTCTTTTAAATTTTGATTTGCAAGGTGTAGCTGCGTCGTTATTAAGTAGCACATTTGACCCAATGTCGCTAATTAACGATCCAAGAGATGTAGCTCTATTGTGCGAGTCTTGCTCATTGCCTGGTAGACAAATTCAAACAATTGAACATGCAGACTTTAGACAGTCAACCAAAAGACCAAACGGATATTTCAACGAAGACGTTACATTCGTATTTCATTTAACAAATGATTATTATATGAGAAAAATGTTTGATAAATGGTCTGGTATGATAATTGACCAAGAATCATACAAATTAAACTATAAAGCTAACTATGTTTCTGATATAATTATTCAACAGCTTGACCAAAACAACACACCAATTTATGGCGTTAAATTAAGAAATGCTTTCCCTACGACATTGCAAACAGTTGAACTAAATAATTCTGCTACTGATACTACACAAAAATTAAGTATCACTATGGCGTATGATGATTATGAACCTGAAGGTGCTATCTCCTCCGTGCTTTCAGGAATTAAAGAAGTAGTAGGAGGAATACGAAGAATAATATAAAAAGTGATATAAATTATGACATTACCAAAACTAGAATCGCCGAAGTATGAAGTAGTCATACCTTCGACAAAAAAATTATATGAAATTAGACCTTTTCTTGTAAAAGAAGAAAAGATTCTTATGATTGCACAGGAATCAAACAACACAGCACAAATTGTAAAGGCAATGAAAGAAATTATTTCTGCCTGTTCGTTTAATAAAATAAAAGTAAATGAACTTACGAGCTACGATGTAGAATATTTATTTTTGCAATTACGCGCAATTAGTGTGGGTGAAACTGCAGATGTTAAATTTAAATGTTCTGAGTGTGGCCACGAAAATGAAGTAACTATCAATCTTAAAGAGGTTGACGTCAAATATCCTGAAAAGGAAGTAAGTAATAAGATTCAATTAAGTGATACGATAGGCATTATGCTTAAGCCTTTATCTTTATCCGATATGAGTAAAATCAAAGAAAATGCTGATATTGTTGAAACTATTACGCTTGTTATTGAATCAATTTATGACGAAGATAGCGTGTATAACTCTAAAGATTCATCTAAAAAAGAGTTATACGAGTTTGTTGAATCATTAAACCACACACAGATTGAAAAGATTCAAGAATATTTAACCAACCAGCCAAAGCTTTCATACGAAGTTAAGTTTGTATGTTCTGAGTGCGGCCACGAAAACACTATAACCTTGGAGGGAATTCAGTCTTTTTTTACCTAAGCCTGTCGCATGATTCACTAATAAATCACTATCAAACTAACTTTTCTATGGCCCAACACCATAAATATAGTTTAACAGAACTTGATAATATGATTCCATGGGAGAGGCAAATCTATGTTTCACTATTAATGGAACACATCAAAGAAGAAAACGAAAAGATTAAGAACTCTAATTTAAAATAAATGGCAGATGAAGATAACAGTTTAGGCGATGTAGTCAATAAGTTGAAAGACATTGAAAACCTCGTTAAAAAGGGAAGCAAAGATTCAAAAAGCGATAAAAAAGAATCATCCTCTGCGATAAGCAAACTAGGTGAATCTATTAAAGGATCTTTAGGTACTCTAAAATCTTCAATCACTGCTCCATTTGCAGCGTTAAAAAACACAATTACTGCTCCTTTCGAGGGAATTAAATCAGCACTAACAGCGCCATTCGATTCTCTTAAAAAAGGATTTAGTGGCATTGGTAACTTTTTTAAAAATAAAAAGGAACAAAAATCTCTTCAAGGCCTTGCAAAATCTATTGACGAATTAAAAAACGCACTTCTAGTCAAATTTGACGATTTAACTAATTTTCAAGATCTTTCTGAATCTATTGTTGAATTAAAGGACTCTCTTTTAGTTAAATTTGACAATTTGACTAATTTTCAAGATCTTTCTGAATCTATTGTTGAATTAAAGGACTCTCTTTTAGTTAAACTCGATAGTTTAACAGATGGAGGAAATGATTTAAAGGACGCTGAAAATCGTAAAGAACAAAAGGCATTATTGGTACGAATCGCAGAGTCTCTAGAAAATATGTCTAGTGCACCTTCATCTGCAGGAGGTGATGTAAAGGCAAGTGGTGGAGTTGGTGCACTTGGTAAAATTGGAAAAAGTTTAGGTGCAGGAATTGGTGGTTTAGTTAAAGGCATTGGTGCTGGATTTGCTGCAGTTGGTAAAAACTTTGGAAGAGTGATTAAAGGTGCTATAGCAATCGCTGCAATTGGTGCATCATTAATTCCAGCAGCAAAAGCGTTCCAAGAATTTGGTGAAGTAACATGGGATGCAGTAAAAGTAGGATTAACTGTATTAGCAGGTTTAACTGTTGCAGCCGCGGCGTTAAGTTTTGCATCACCCGCAATTTTGATTGGTGCTGCAGCAATTGGTATATTGGCTCTTGCAATGTTACCTGCTGCAAAGGCATTTGAAATGTTTGGTGCAGCATTAAACGAGCACGTAATGCCAGCGCTTAAGCAATTTCAACCAATCATCAACGATTTTATTGATAGACTAATTGTTAACTTCGAAAGTCTTTCTAAAATAGTCCAAGGATTTATTGGTGGAACCATTGACGTATTAGTAACAGCCTTTGAGCGTGCATCTAGCGCAATAGGAGGTCTTATTCAAACAATCAGCACAGAAATTCAAGAGCTTGGCGCGCTTGATGGAGCTTCGTTATTATCAGTTGCAGCAGGTATCACCGCAGTTGGTGGTGCCCTTGCGGCATTTGGTGCGGGTGGTGCAGTTGGTAAAATACTAGGATCGATTGGTGAAGGATTTGCTAAACTTTTTGGTGCTGAAAGTCCAATTGAGCAATTAAAGTCTATTGCAGCTATTGGTCCAGATCTTGAACGAGGCATTGCACCATTAGAAAAATTGCCTACAGCCTTAAGCAATATTTCAGAAGCTCTTAAGACCGGATTTAAAACAGAAATTCAGGATGCTGGTGACGCAATACACGATTTGCTTAAAGACATTGATAAAGGATTAGATAAAATTGACTTCAAAAAACTCGATAAAGTTACAGGTCTTATAATTCATAGAGTAGTAACCGAGACTGCTGACGTAAGTAGAGAACAAGCTGAAGCTAAGAGCAATTCATTAACAAACACGATTGTAGATTCAAGCACAATGAATGCTCCAAAGGTTGAAAGCGTAACCTATAACGATAGCGGTTTAATTGATAGAACCGCTAATTCGTTTGCATACTAAAAAGGAGTGGCCATAAAGACCACTCCTTCGAACCGTTAGGAATTGGCACACCCCTACTATTAAGACTGCGCTAACTTAGCAAAGTAACTTAGGGTGTCCTCATCTGAGTCACCTGTATCACTTCCGCTTGAGCTTGTCGGGGCTACCGTTTCCGTTGAAGACTCAACCGAATTGGGCGTCACCGGATCTTTTGTTGTATTCAATTCAACTTGTTGCTC